CGCCCACCTCCTTCCCAAAGCACACATACTTACATTCATAACCAAGAAGCTTTTGCACATCTTCTTCGGTGTAATTATTTAAAGTGAAAACAAAAGTTCGGCTGCGACTCATTTTGATTAATAATGAAAACAACACACAACACAACACATTAGGTCTGGGGTAATACTAGCCCAGACCCATAAAGGGTTAAAGTGTCGGGATTTGGGGACCATTTCATCCGGTCCGGATAAAACTGAAAATCTAGGCATCTTCGTAATGATAGTCTTGCATGTACTGCATGCCGACTTGACGATAACTAGAATTGATCAAGCCTCCGTCTGCACGTACGTACTGGATCAACATAAACAACCCACGAGAAGTGGGGGTTGCAGAATTGTCATTGAACTTGACAATCTTAGGATAATGCTTAGTCAAATCGAAACTAAAGTTGCAATTGAACTTAAAATCATTATTCGCATAAAACTGATTGTTCTGGGAGGACGGCACGGTGCCTCCCGTACCACTATAATCAGCAAACCCAAGCTTGAAAGTCTTGGTAGTCAACACACGATAACGATCGGTATTAACAGGAGACCAGAGGTCAACAAGATCATTCTGGAAACCCTTAGAAGTATTTCCATTCTGAAAGAAATTGGACGATCCCTTAGGAGAAGGGATGGATGAGGGCTCCTCCTTATCATAAAAGATCCAAACTTTCATTTGAACGGGAGCAGGTGCGGGGTTGACAGTAGTATCGAATGGAAGAGGAACAAAAGTACCTCTAACGACAAACTTCTTGGTAGTGATCGTATTACCAATACGCTCACCCTGTCCAACACCCTGCTGAATCTGGAAAGAACCAGGATCAGGACCCAGAATAAGAATATTCTGAGTCTCAAAATCAGCTGAGCTGCTAGGAGAAAGCACACGATCATACACGTACTGCTGTGCACACTTATTCTCCAAAGAACGCGAGATCTCCTTTCTAATCAATCTCTTCATGGGAGAAATCTTACGAGTAGATTTCCTCTTATAAGACTTCTTCTTAAAACTCTTTTTTCTGTAAACTCTCTTTGCCATTTTGATTAATAATGAATTATTAGCAAAAACAAATAAAAAAAGGAGCTTAAAAGTCTAGGAGGGATAAACCCTAGCGCTCGCCGCGCGGCACTGTTTACCGCTGCGCTAGGCTAAAAAGGAGAACTAGGCGCTCGCCGCTAGGGCACTATAAAGTTGCGGACTCGCGCTACCGCGACTCGCCGTGTTTAGCAGCCTAGCGCTCGCCGCGCGGCGCAAACAAGGGGTTGTGAACAAACTTCATGACCTTGAATCTCCTTTGGATCGCTTCAAGATCAACACCCGAAAAGATCAAGTCCGGAGGGTAGTTAGACGTAACAATAACCCTCTTAGGACGAATCTTGAGCGTGCCTCCTTTGACTTCGACAGGAACCACGTAGACATCAGCGAGCGTCTTCAAAAACTGAGCAGTTTTAGCCGACTCGGGGTCGATGTCTTCAATGATCACAACATCTTCAAAATTGTAACCATCGAACCACTTCGAGCGAGCAAGCTTAATATAATGATCGGGGTTCTCGTTACGAGCCCCCTCAGATTTGCCGGATTGGGGATCACCCCACCGCCACTCGTTGTCAAGAGCGTCCAGCTTCACTAACTGCCGCTTTGACTCATTCACACGAGTAACCGCATACTCAATCGACTTAAGACCACGACAAAGAATATCCTTAGGAACATCGTCCAATCTATTCTCTGCCACAGCGGAAAACGCGTCTTCCCAACGACGTTTCTCCAGCTGACCTTTGGCAACAGGATCAACAGGGACAACACCAGCTTCAAAGAAGTTTCCTTCTTTTTTGCAGTACGTGATGGCTTGACTAGGAAGTCCCTTAGAAACTTCCCAGTGAGCCTTCTTATCAACTTTCTTAAGCGTTTTAAGGGTGCGAGGATCCTTAAAAGCAATATATCCCTGAAGGTGGGGAGTTCCAGATTCGCCCACCTCCTTCCCAAAGCACACATACTTACATTCATAACCAAGAAGCTTTTGCACATCTTCTTCGGTGTAATTATTTAAAGTGAAAACAAAAGTTCGGCTGCGACTCATTTTGATTAA